ATTCCATATACAAATGCTGCAGTTACAACAACTGGTGCAATTCAATTGACACATACACTTGGTGGAACAATTTTAATGACTGATACAGTTGACTCAGCAGGTGAATATACTGGTGAAAGTAATGGTCTTTTAACGGCTATAGGATTTGTACCAGGATCAGCATTAGGTATTGATTATGGTCCTGCATACACTGGTACTTTCAATGCAGTTGCAACAACTTCTTCACCAGGTTCAGGTGCAACAGTTAATTTATATAGTTCTTATGGAAACTTCTTGTTATCTACTGTAGGTGCATATCCTTCTATTGCGGCTGCAGGAAGTGGTTATTCTATCGGTAACATATTAACTATCCCTTCAGGAACAATAGGTAATTTAATAGATATTGAATTAGAAGTTCTTAATGTATCTGCAGGCGGAGTTACTAGCATTCAAATTGTAAGTGACCAGGGTACTGCTGCATCTATTAATTACTCAGCACAATTAACAAATTGGGTTCCATTAACATATACTGCTAATGAGGGTGCACCTTCAATTTCTCCATCTAACAATACAAACTGGTTCTATTCAGTTGTTGACCAAGTTGATATTATGGTTAACTATAATGGTCAGTGGAATGGATATTCAAACTTAAACTATGATGAAAATGGTTTCCCATTACCATCTGGTTCAAATACTACAGATCCAAATGGTCCTATCATAAGTGCAAGCGAACCAACAACACAAAGTGATGGTACAACAGCATTAGCATATGGTGACATATGGATTGATACAAGCGACTTAGAATTGTATCCAGTAATTAGTCGTTGGCAATTAGTTGATAATAATGATCAATGGGTATTGATTGATAATGCTGACGGAACAAGTTCAAAAGGTATAGTATTTGCTGATGTACGTTGGAGTTCAAGCGGTGCAATCAATCCAGTTGATGATCCTATCCCAACAATACAATCACTATTACCTAGTGATTACATTGACTTAGATGCACCTACTCCGGCACTATATCCACAGGGTATGTTAGTATTCAACACACGCCGTTCAGGATATAATGTTAAACAGTTTAGAACAAATTACTTTACTAGTGCTAACTATCCTAATGCAGGTGCATATAATTCTGGTGATCCTACTAATATTGATAACTTACCAGAGTTCTCATACACATGGGTAACAGTAAGTGGTAATCAAACAAATGGTGCTCCATACATGGGTCGTCAAGCACAACGTGCAATGGTAGTCAAAGCATTACGTGCATCAATTGATACTAATACTGATATACGTGATGAAGATAATTACTTCAACTTAATGGCTACACCTAACTATCCTGAATTACAACCTAACATGGTTGTGTTAAATGCGGATCGTGGTGAGACAGGATATATAATTGGTGATACACCATTAGGATTACAAGATGGTGCTACAGAAATTCAAGCATGGGCTACTAATGCTGCTGGTGCAAGTAGCACAGGTGAATATGGTTTAGTAACACGTAATACATACTTAGGTCTATTCTATCCAAGTGGTCTTACAACAGATTTATCAGGCAACCAAGTTGTTGTTCCTGCAAGTCATATGATGTTACGTACATTCTTACGTAATGATACAATTGCTTATCCTTGGTTAGCGGCGGCAGGTACACGCCGTGGTACTATTGATAATGCATTGAGTATTGGATGGTTGGATCGTGCTACTGGTGAGTTCGTGCCAATCAAGACACGTATTGGTATTCGTGATGTGTTATATATTAATCAAATCAACCCACTAGTATTCTTTACTGGTATTGGTTTGTTGAATTATGGTAACAAGAATAGTTTCAATAGTGCAAGTGCATTAGATAGAACAAACGTTGCACGTTTAATCAACTATATCCGTCGTCAATTAACGATTGCGGCTCGTCCGTTCGTATTTGAACCCAATGATCCGTTGACACGTGGTCAAATAGCAGGTGTCATTCAAACATTGTTTGTTGACTTAGTTGCTAAACGCGGTATCTATGACTATCTAGTTGTATGTGACGAAAGTAACAATACACCTGCTAGAATAGATAGAAATGAACTTTGGGTAGATGTTGCAATTGAACCTGTTAAGGCAGCTGAATTCATCTATATACCAGTTAGAGTTCTAAACACCGGGGAAATCGCAGCCTTGGCTAATGGATAAAAGGTATCCCGAGAGGGACCTTTTATCGTAAAGATAAATAAAGATACAGGAGATTAAAATATGGCAACAGCCTCACAATCATTATTCAACATGACCGTAGCATCTGATAATGCTGGTGGAAACCAAGGCTTGTTGATGCCCAAACTACAATTTCGTTTCAGAGTTAATTTTCTGAGTTTCGGAATTGGAAGTACAATTGAATTAACTAAACAAGTTATTGATTGTTCACGCCCACAAGTTCAATTTGACGAAATTACTATTCCAGTTTATAACTCAACTATGTACTTGGCAGGAAAAGCAAAGTGGCAATCATTATCAATTAACGTCAGAGATGACGCACAGGGTAATGTCAGCAAGTTAGTTGGACAGCAATTACAGAAACAAATGGACTTTGTAGAACAGGCTTCGGCTGCTACTGGTCAAGATTATAAGTTCCAAACGAACATTGAAATACTTGATGGTGGTAATGGCACAGTTGCTCCTGTAGTTTTAGAAACATGGGAATTATATGGATGTTTCGTACAAACTGCAAACTATCAAACATTGAACTATGGTACAAATGACCCAGTTACAATCGCATTAACAATAAGATTTGATAACGCAATTCAAGCACCATTATCTTCTGGCGTTGGTACAAACATCGGCAGAATCTTAGGTGGTTCAACTGTTACTGGTATAGGTCAGACAAACGGTTAATTATAACTTATGTCAGGTTTCGTACAAAATTTATTAGCTGATACAGCCGCTGGCTTCTTTGGTAATGCATATGTACGAGACTACACTCATGCAGCAAAAACATTTAGGACTAATTCTTATCAGTATAGTCCTAAATTAAAATTCTTATTTCACGTTTACTTTGAAATCAATCCCGCAGTTTACTCTACCGGAATAGCATCAGGTGCTAACTTTGGTCTAGCAGTTAAAACAATTAAATTACCTTCATATCAATTTGATACGCATATAATGAATCAGTATAATCGTAAAAGAATTGTACAAACAAAATTAAAATACGATCCAATTGATATTCAATTCCATGATGACAATGGAAATATTATTCGTAATATGTGGTATGACTACTATACATACTATTACAAAGACGCAAATAAACCAACACGTTCAAGTGCAGGTGCACAAACAGTTAATGCTCCTGGACAAGCGAATTCCGGCGCAACAGAATATAACAGAAGAAATATATATGATCCATCAATCACCGGTGATGATGATTGGGGTTATATAGGTGAAATATCAGTACCTACTAATACAACTAGTCAGGCTTCACAAGGTATTTCAAAAATACCTTTCTTTAAAAATATTCAAGTGTTTGGATTTAACCAACATAACTTTTCATTGTATACATTAATTAATCCCACTATCACTCGCTTTGCACATGATACATATGATTATGCACAGGGTAATGGTACAATGGCTAATACAATGACTGTTGACTATGAAACAGTTACATATCAATATGGTGCAATATCAGGTAGAGCACCTGGAAATATTGTTAAAGGATTTGGTTCACCTGAGAATTATGATAGAACATTAAGTCCAATTGCAAGATTAGGATCAAACGCAACTATCATTGGTCAAGGTGGACTAGTTGAAGCAGGTGAAGGTGTTGTTTCTGATATTCTTGATGGAAATTATTTACGTGCTATTCAAACTGCCGGTACTACATATAATACATTTAAGAATAAAAATCTAAAACAAGTTGCTCTTTCAGATGTGAACACAGTTTTGCAAACAGCAACACAAGAAGCATTACCAGGTGGTGTGCGTTCAAATACGTATTATCCTGGATTCGGATTATCAGGACAAATTCAGGCGGCAGCAGGCAGCGCAGGTAGTGGATTAACTAGCCCTCCCAAAGTTCAATACAAGTAAAATTATTGTATAAATATTCGATGGAGATTTATACATGGCAAGAATAATTGACTCACGTTCATCATTGGACCAAACAGTAAAACTATTTGACGATTTCTATTCCTTTGACCTAATAGTTAATGGGAATGAATATGATGTTGTTCATTCATATTTTATATCTGTTTGTGCGACCAAACAAATTGCCGGTAACTTTACAGTACATTTGTTTAGAATATCACAACAAACACAGATTCCTGTATTAGACCTTTTAAATTATATAAGAGGTTTAGAAAAACTTCAAGTCAATAATGTTATAGCATATTATTTGAATACATTCAAATCAAAAACTGCAATATACGGGTTCGGTGTATTACCGCAACCCAATTACCCTGTAGCAAGAAACATAGTTCAATAATATGGCACGCTGGGCACAAGGGATTTTCGTACCTAAGAGTCCTGAAAAATATATAGGTAAAAATAAACCCAAATACAGATCAGGTTGGGAACTTACCTTTATGACATTTTGTGATTCAAACAAAAATGTATTATATTGGGCGAGTGAATCGTTTGCTATTCCATATAGAAGTCCATTAGATGGAAAAATACATCAATATGTTCCTGACTTTTTTGTAGTTTATCAAAATAAACATAGCAGACAGATAGCAGAAGTAGTTGAGATAAAACCTAAAAAACAAAGTTTAATTGAAAGTAGGGTTGCTAGTGCTAAGGATCGTGCAATAGTTGCAGTTAATCATGCAAAATGGGCTAGTGCAATGGCATGGTGTAAGGCACAGGGATATACTTTTAGAGTAATTACAGAAGATGATTTGTTCAGGAACGGAAAGGCATAAATAGTATATAGGAGTTTATATGCTATTTCTTCCAAATAAATACACATCTTGGTATTATTCTATTATCAATAAAGCATATCAACGAATCACTGAGGGTTACACTGAGAAACATCATATTATCCCTAGAACTCTAGGCGGCAAAAATGATAAAAGTAACTTAGTATCATTAACTGCTAGGGAACATTTTGTTTGTCATTTACTATTGACAAAAATGCTTACGGGATTAGAAAGGCAAAAAATGGTGTACGCATTACACATGTTATCAAATACAAAAAATTCTAATCAACAAACAAGATATGCACCATCAAGTAAACTATATGAATATGAGCGTAAAATATTTTCTGAAACACATTCATTACGAATGAAAAATAATCATCCGTTTCACAATCCAGCACATAGAATAGCACATCAGAATGGTGTTGATAAGCGAGGCCCAACTAGCGTAAAGGGGACTAAACGTTCTGAATCAATGAAGGAAAAGATGCGTAATAGAATCTGGACTGATAAGGCAATTGAAAACAGATTGAATAATTGCATAAAGGCTGCAGAATCTAGAAAGGGTTCTAAATGGTCTAACGAACGATAAGAACAAAAATTTAAGCAATACATAGAAAAAAACAAACACTTGTTTTTCCGAGTGTTTGAACTATATGATAGTG